TTATTATAGTTTGATACCATTAACCAGTAACCGGTATAATTATTTAAGGGTTTTATTTTTCAAGGATTGTAAAAAATAACTTTAAAAATAAGGGAAGGGGTCATATAGCCGTCAGGCTACGCCTTTACCTACGTTCTCTCCATGAAATTTAAGTGAAACTATATTTTAAAATCGCCAATGATTAAATCCAGCATTGATACATCCGAAATCGATGCAAAGACATTTCATAGAATGCTTTTTATTTTCAATTGTGTAGAGAAAGGGTGGAATGTGAAGAAACGTGATGGCAAGTACATTTTCCAAAAATCGCATGATGGAAAAAGAGAAGTTTTCATGGAAGACTATTTAGAAAAATTCATTGCTGAAAACTCCTCTTTATAAAATCGAACACTATATAAATGCCTTTTATCAATTCTTATAGCAAAGCAATGAGTATTTTGTCCGAAATTGGTAACGGAACCTGCAAAGACCGATGCAAAAGTGTTTGGATCCGCAATTTCAAGTATGCATTGAAAACCAAGACAAATCCTTTGAAATTGACTTCAGAGACCCGGCGCAAATTGACCCAGAAAATAGAGTTGGTTTCCAGTGTAAATAAATTTAGCAAAACACTGAAAAAATACAAAATGCGAAAATCGCCGCCTTACCCCGCAAACCAAAATTGTGGTAAAAAAATGAAAGGCAACGACGGCAATATGTACGAATCTGTGCCGAATAAAAACGGGATTTGTTCTTGGAAACCAATTATGGAGTAACCAATCTCTCAAACTGTTTTGAAATCTCCTTTTCCAATTCAGGCAACCGAGTGTATAACATCGGGTTCTTGCCGTTCTCATATTTATTGGGGTTGAACTTAATAACTATGTCTTGATAAGAAACATTCGAATCCCCATAATTTACGGTAAGCGTGATTCCATTGATTTGAATTTGACTGCATCCTTTGCCATGGACAAATCCATCAAACTTGGAATCGATGAATTTTTGTATGATGGTCTCCTTCGATTTATACACGGTCTGGAGAGAAAGTGGGTCCAACGGGAACAATTTCACATAACAATGCGTGCAATACCCTTTGTACCTTCGTAACACATTCTTCCCAGAACATTGTGTGCATCCCTTAACCACTGTATCGGTCGCTAACCCCGGTTCCAAAGTCCTTACATTTTTCGAATCGGGTTCTCTATGCATCGAACAAAAAAGAGGTTTTCCAAAACAACATCCATAAACGGCTGGGTTCCGACAAGTATCTTTTTTGCAAATGACCGGCATATAAAAAGGATCCATAAATTTTATCCCCTAAATGTCGCACCAAGGGTGAAACTGAAAAACGGACTGCCTACATAAGTACAACGGGTTTAACCAGTTTTACCACTATAATAATGTAAGGGAAGGATCTAAAGGAAACCGTAGGTTTCCTTTGAATGTAGAGAAAACGAGCTAAAAATGGGTTTATACGCTTAGATTTAGGAGAAATTATGTTTTTAAATTATATAAAAAAGATGGGAGGAGCCTTAATGCAATTAGTCGCCTACGGCGCACAAGATGTTTTCCTTACTGGAAACCCCGAGATTACTTTCTGGAAGGTGTCGTACAGACGCCACACCAACTTCGCGATGGAGTCCATCGAGCAAACTTTCAACGGCCAGGCCGATTTCGGTCGCCGTGTTAGTTGCACCATCTCCAGAAATGGAGATCTTGCCTACCGCACCTATGTCCAGGTTACTCTCCCCGAGATTAACCAGACCATGAAAGGTGCCAGTGGTGATGTCTATGCCCGTTGGCTAGACTACCCCGGTGAGCAGCTCATTGCTCAGGTTGAGGTTGAGATTGGAGGCCAGAGAATTGACCGCCAATATGGTGACTGGATGCACATCTGGAACCAGCTCACCTTGTCTGCCGAGCAGCAGGCCGGTTACTACAAGATGATTGGTCACACCACTCAGCTTACCTACATCACCGACCCCGCTTTCGCCGACATCAACGGTCCTTGCGCTTCCACTGGAGGCCCCGGCCAGGTTTGTGCCCCCAGAAAGGCTCTCCCTGAGACCACCTTGTACATTCCCCTCCTCTTCTGGTTTTGCCGAAATCCTGGTTTGGCTTTACCCCTTGTTGCCTTGAAATCTGTAGGGCAGAAAAGCATCCGACCCAAAGTATACGAGAACTACTTTGGAGAATATTCGTTCGAGGCTCGTAATGACTTCTTTAGTCATCCTCAGATGCTAGTCGCATGTGCTTGTTGAAACGACAAGCCGTGCGGCGACAATTTCAAATTGCGGGAAACTCTTAAAGACGGTAATTTATGTTTAAAAGAATTTAAAAATAGTGTTAATAATAATATAAGAATGAAAAAATGTTATATATGCAAAGTAGAACAAGAAATAAATAATTTTGGTAATTTAAAATCAGCACCTGACGGTCATAGATACGATTGTAAAGATTGTAGAAAAATATATCGCGAACAAAATAAAGAAAATATTAAAAAGAAACAAGATGAATATTATGAAAATAATAAAGAAAACCTTCTTGAAAAATCAAAAAAATATAGAATTCAAAATAATGAAGCAATACAATCACAAAGAAAGTTGTATCGCAGTCGCGAAAATATAAAAGAACATGTTAGGCTAAAAAATCAAGATTACTTACCAATTAAAAAGGAAAAAATAAAAGAAAGAAGAAAAACCGATTTGTCATTTAGATTGTCAGAAATTTTAAGAAGTAAAATTCATAAAATGATAAAAGGCAAAGAAACATCCTACAAAGATTTAATAGGATGCGATTCTAAATGGTTTAATAAATGGATTGAATTCAGATTTGATGATAAAATGAGTTGGAATAATTTGGGAACATATTGGGAAATAGATCATATACTACCAATCACTCAGTTTAATCACAATATTGTTGAAGAATCCAAGGTTTGTTTTCACTGGACAAATTTCCAACCTTTGCATAAAACAGAAAATAAAAAAAAATCAAACAAAATATTATTACACTATTATTTCAATAATCTAGTATCAGTTATTAGATTTAACAATAAACATAAAGAATTTTTAGGCTACCAAGCATTAAACGAAAGTTTAATGTGGCTGAGAAAGAAACTCAGGTATGGTAAAAATGCCACGTATGATAAGGAAAGTAAAAAATCCTTAGAAATAGACAATCCGCAGCCAAGCATCTACGTTCGCAATAATGAGAATATGATGAAGGTTCAACGACTAAACGGAATTGGGTCTGAGGAGTTTAATTAACTCCATTGAAGGCTTAAGATATAGTCTACTCCCCGGCAATGTTTCTGTATGTAACACGTTAATCAATACAGAAATGCCGATAAATACACCGAAAGGTGGGGTATATGTGATGTACAGTATCACGAGGTCAAGATTAACATCGATTTCAGACCCATTGGTGAGTGCTTGTGGGCTGTCAGAGACATTGTTGGAAGTACCACCAGCTCTGCCTCTTTGGCTGTCACCTCTGCCTACCAGCAGTCCCTTGTTGCCGCTTCTATCTACGTTGATTTCATCTTCTTGGACACGGACGAGCGCAGAAAGATGGCTCAGAACCCCCACGAGTACCTCATTGAGCAGCTCCAATACACCGGTGATGAGTCGGTCGGATCTTCTTCCAATAAGATCAAGATCAACTTCAACCACCCCTGCAAGGAGCTCATCTGGGTCGTCCAGCCCGATTCCAACGTTGATTACTGCGCCTCCCTCGAGGGCAACTCAACCTTGTTCAAGGTCCTTGGTGCCCAGCCCTTCAACTACACCGATGCCATTGATGCTCTCCCTCCCTCGATCCACGTCTTCGGAGGCCCTGCTGAGACCTCTGGTACCAACGCCTTCATTTCTGGAGGTGTCTTCCAGATGGCCGGCGCCACTGATGCCGTCTCTGGCGGTTTAATGAACGCCAACCAGGACTGGCACGCTGCTGCCGGTGTTTTCAACGCCGATGGTGCTACCCCCAGTGGCTCTGCCCTGTCCGATGCCGGCACATTCGTGCTTGCTGAGACTGCCCTCCACCTCCACTGCTGGGGTGAGAACCCCGTCGTCACTGCCAAGTTGCAGCTCAACGGTCAGGACCGAATCTCCGAGAGAGAGGGTTCTTACTTCGACGTTGTTCAGCCCTTCCAGCACCACACCCGTGCCCCCGATACCGGCATCAACGTGTATTCATTCGCGCTTAGGCCCGAGGAGCACCAGCCCAGCGGGAGTTGCAACTTCTCCAGAATTGATAACGCCACACTCCAGTTGGTGCTCTCCTCTGGAACCGTTGCTGGAACCTCGACTGCTAAGGTCAGAGTGTATGCTTACTCTTACAACGTACTAAGGGTAATGGCTGGTATGTGCGGTGTAGCATACAGCTCCTAATTCCGTATGAACAACGTGTTCATATAATGGAAGGTGTAAAAATCGTAAAAAAATTTGCATATTCTTTAAAAATTTAATAAAAAATCAAAATAAAAAGTTTTTTATTAAATAGTTTGTTCCAAATTTACAAATCTTCTGAGCATTCAACTATTTCTAAGCGAATAGCCTGTTTTTTTAATTGTGTTATTGCTTTACGTTCGTCTGAATTTAATTTATTTTTATTATGATTTAATATACTTACAACACAAATGCTCGGTGGTTTCATTTCTTTTTTTGAACAATTTTCGTATATTTTTTTAAGTTTATCCATAAATACCGAATAATCCATTTCTTTTTTCATAATATTGCACTCACCACAACATGCATTTGAATTATGAAATGTATATCCTTGTTCATTATCAAATCTATCAACACCATTTGTATGATTTTCATTTGTTTTTTTTCCACAAATATAACAATCTTCCTGAATTAATTTATAATATTGTTCTTCGGATAATTCAAAAGAATAACCACGCCGTTCTGCATTATATTTATAGACAGACATTGTTGCTCCCTTATGATTTGCAAATGCGTCTGGATATTTTTTTCCATCTTTCAGCATACTATTATGTGTTAGAATATGTTCAATCCGCTGAATAAATGTTATATTATCCACTGCACCCTTCATCATATTACAATCCGTGCAACAACTTACGCAATTATCAATTTCATATCCTTTGGTACTATCCATACGGTCAATTCCATTAAAACCTTTTTCTTGCATAATTCCGCAGTAATAACACGGTTTTTTTATTATAGTTTCAAACTGTTCTTTTGTTAAATCAGTACTTCCTGGATAATGTCGATTTCTTTTATTCAAATGCTTCAATGCAACTTTTTCAGGATTTGCTTTTACCCACTCATTTTTAACAGCCTTTCTTTCCGGTTTTTGAGACGCAATCCGTTGAATTTCATTCACAT